ACTGCGGCACCAGCGACTGCGGCACCAGCGGCTCCAGTAACTGAAACTGCAACAACTGAAGCGGCACCAGCAGCAACTGAAGCACCGGCGGAAAGTTCCGATAGTGCAAACAGAGCTCAGGACATTCTTGCAATGATCCGTAACAGACAACAGCAGTAAACGAGTTTGTGTGTGAGTTCCGGCAAAAACCTCCATTCGGTAATCAGCGAGGTCTCACACACTTCTTAACAAAGGAAAGGATATTATGGCAAAAGCATTTGACGTAACTAAATTTAGAAAGAGTCTGACAAAGAGCATTGACGGACTAGGTATTGGATTTAATGATCCTACTGATTGGATTTCAACAGGAAACTATGCTCTAAACTATTTGATCAGCGGCGACTTCCATAAGGGTGTTCCACTAGGAAAAGTAACTGTATTAGCAGGTGAATCTGGTGCGGGTAAATCCTATATTGCAGCAGGTAACATTGTGAAAGCAGCACAGGAACAAGGCATTTTTGTAGTCCTTGTTGACTCGGAGAACGCACTTGACGAAGCATGGCTACATGCATTGGACGTTGATACGAGTGAAGAAAAATTACTTAAACTAAACATGAGCATGATTGACGATGTTGCGAAAACGGTATCAGAATTCATGAAAGAATACAGGGACATGGCTGAAGAAGACCGTCCTAAGGTATTATTTGTCATCGATTCGTTGGGTATGTTATTAACACCCACAGACGTTGACCAGTTTGGTAAGGGTGATTTGAAAGGTGACATGGGTAGAAAACCCAAGGCACTAACAGCACTTGTAAGAAACTGTGTCAATATGTTTGGTAGTTATAATGTTGGATTGGTAGCAACCAATCACACATACGCATCACAGGATATGTTTGATCCAGATGATAAGATTTCAGGTGGTCAAGGATTTATCTATGCATCTTCAATTGTTGTTGCAATGCGTAAATTAAAACTAAAAGAAGATGAAGATGGTAACAAGGTAACTGATGTGCGTGGTATTCGTGCAGCCTGTAAGGTTATGAAAACACGTTACGCAAAACCATTTGAAGCAGTTCAAGTTAAAATTCCATATGAAACTGGCATGGATCCATACAGTGGACTAGTTGATCTTTTCGAAGCGAAAGGATTAATCAAGAAAGATGGAAATAGACTTAAATACACTGACCTCAACGGCGAAGTGCATTTAGAATACAGAAAAAACTGGACTGGCGAAAAATTAGACATGGTTATGAAAGACCTTGCTGATAAACCCGCTATTGCAGATGAAGCCGAAGAGGAAAAAGAAGTAGAATCTGTTAATGGAGAGTAAGGGTATGAATCAAGATTTGCTCGCTGATATTTGGAATGTCATGAGTGAACACATTCCTGAAAAGGATAAAGAAGGTGTAGCACAGGAATACATTACAACACTATTGGACTATGGTGTGAATGAAAGTGTGCTAGAAGGCATGTTGGGAATAGACACGTATCTGGACGGTGCAATCGAATACGCAATAAGCGATGAGCCAACAGATGACGAGGACGAAGATTGGGGTTAATATGATTAATTGGTATGATAAGGTATCCAAGGATATTTCAACAATACCCGATGCTGTAAAGTATTACGAGGATCAACTGATTCTTGCAAAACAGGAAACAGCAATATCTGGTAGAATTGAAAAGGCTGCCGCAATGATGCCAGCAAACGTAGAAACTCGATTTGGCCAACTACAAGAAATTGAAGCCATTCTTGAATATCTAAACATCGAACTTCGTCGACTGCGTGCTTCTCACTTTAGAAAATATGTTGAAAGTTATCAAAGACAACTAAGTTCTAGAGATGCAGAGAAGTTTGTGGACGGCGAAGCCGATGTTGTAGATTTTGAAAAAATCATAAATGAGTTTGCACTGTTAAGAAACAAATGGTTAGGAATAATCAAGGGACTTGATATCAAACAGTGGCAACTATCAAATATCGTAAAACTAAGAACAGCAGGATTGGATGACGCAACTCTTTAGAGTTTGCCGTCTTTTCTTAACTGTTCTCTAATCTTTGTAGCACTAATGTTGTGAATTTCCTCACCTAACTCGTGCTGTGTGAATGTATAACCCACACCACGACCATAACTTATATCAACAATGTTAGGAACTTTCATAATGATATAATCTTCATTTTCACGAAAGTTTTCCTTCCACAGTGCATCAATGATATTGTTCCTTACTTGATCCCAATGAAATGGATTATCATCTTGATTTGCAGTTCTTCCTGCGCCGGCATCTTGTCCTACTATGCCGCCCACATCGCGAACCATAATTACTACCTGTCCAGTTTCAGCAAATGCTTTCTTAAACAATGCTGTATGGCCTGGGTGCCACGGCTGCCATCTACCTAACATCTCCGTAGTTGGCTTCTTCCAGTCAAACATGTTTACCTCTTTATGTATTTTTCAATAACTTTTACTAGTTGTTCATGTGTATCGTTAAACCATTCTGACACATGATAGTCATATTGGCCTTTTTCTAAAGGAACAAACATTTTATTTGTATCCTCAAATCTGCCTTCCTTAATCGTGTCCATCCAGACAACATAGTCTGCACTAAACTCGTTACGTGCCTGTGGTGTTGGAGCAACAAAGTCTGCCACACAAATCTTGCCAGCCTTGACAATTCCATCTGCTAGATAACGCATTCTTTGTGCTTGCCTTATTCTGCCTTCGGGACTAAAATCCCAATCATCATATTCGGTTCTAACGGCGTCAGCATTGATCCATACTGCACCAATAAGTTTGCTAAAAGGTTCTGCCAGTGTAGTCTTACCACTCCCGGGTAACCCACATATAAGAATTTTCATAGTTATTCCTTTGTCACTTCTATATTTACCAAATTAACTGCGCATAAATATAAAGGAGGAACACACATGACTATAAGCAAAGAATACCAAGACGCATTAAAAGAAATGCACGGAAGATCACAAAAATGGGGAGTTAGAGTAGAGATACCCGAAAAAGTAAAATGGTGCATTGAAAATTATCCAATCAAGTCAATACTAGATTTTGGTTGCGGAAAAGGAGCGGTAGTTGAAGAACTCAAAAGACAATATCCTCATTTAGAAGTCCACGGTTACGATCCTGCATTTAATGATGTCCTCCCTGAAAAAGTAGATATGATCATGAGCACAGATGTGCTAGAACACATAGAACCTCATGAATTAGATAATACTATTAATGATTTAAGATCGCGAACAAATATACTTCAATATCATTTAATTGCGTGTCATTTAGCAAAAAAATTATTACCGGATGGAAGAAATGCACACTTAATTATTGAAACTCCAGATTGGTGGCAACGAAAATTAGGTGAATGGGAATGGAATTTTGTTCACGAAGATATTATTTCATATATGAAGCACAGAAAAAAAGGAAATCGTCCTTTAGCGGTAACAAAATACGAAGCAGTCATGGTAATGTAACTATGCTAAAAAATTTTGTTGAAAACAAAATTATAGGCTTAGTCGGTAATGCTTCTTTAATTTTAGAAAAAAATTATTCAACGCATATTGATGATAACGATACGGTATTAAGATTTAATAGAGGAATTCCAACTCATCCATACCAAGGTAAAAAATTTGATATATTGTGCTGTTCAGGAAAGCCAATTATTGAAGATTTGTTAGACCAAATACCACCCAACGTTATAATACTCTACGGTAAAGATTTACAAAACAAATATCTACAACAGTTAAGAGAAAAATTAAATTTAGTTACAAAGAAACAAAAAGCGTCTACAGGCTTATTATTTTTAACACATGTAATTTCTTTAAAACCAAAACAAATTAATTTATACGGTTTTGATTGGAACAAAACAAAAACATACTACGAAGAAGAATATCGTAAACGAACTGATCTAGTATGGACTTCTCATATCTATGATAACGAAGAAAGATTAATTAGAGATGAATACTGTAAAAAATATAACATTAGGATATTTGAATGAAATGTTTTATCATCAGTTTGCCTAAATCAGGAACATACCTTTTGAGTAATTTAATTTCTCAGTTTGGTTTAGAAGAATCATTATTACACATAGGAATAAACAAATATCAAAAATATGATCCAAATAACTTGTCGGCAGGAAGAAAGGATCCCTTAAAGTATACTCATGAACTACCGATAGAAGAATCGATTAACTTAGTAAAAGAAAATCAAATTGTGGTTGGTCACTTACCTTTTAATGAAAACATATACAACATACTTAAACCTTTTAAAAAAATATTATTAACAAGAGATGTGGACGACATAAATCAATCGGCAAAAAGATGGCAATCTCAAACTGGAAGAGGAAATCCAGAAAGGACTAATGTTAAACAAAGAAAAATAGTTGCAATCGGTGAATGGACTAATGCTCAGGATATTTTTAAGATAGAATTCGATCAGATAATTAATAGAAACAAGAAAGTTTTAGATGATTTACAAATGTATCTTTTTGGACAAATTAAATCAGATTCTTTAAAATGTGTCGATGCAGCACTATCATCTAATACACTTACAAAGAGTAATATGAGGAATAAAAATGGAAAATAATCTAATTTATCAATATTCAGACTACGACTCAACAGATACATTGTGGACAAAGTCGTCAAACTCAGTTAGTGCTTATGCTAAATTTTTTACTCACGAATACAAGTTAATTAATGGCGGTGCACCTGATAATAATCGCAACGGTATATTCGTTCCATTTTTAGAAGGCTGGCATGAAAAATACGATTTTGTAACCTATGTGGAATGCGATATTCTTGCAACAGATGTATCCAATAATATCGTAGGCATGTGTGATGATACTGATATCAATGCATGTCATGCAAATTCAGGACTATTGGTAGTAGATAAAATCGAATCAGGACATCCTTACTGGCATCTTGGTCCTGTTGATGACGGTGTTGTTATTATTCCAAGATCAAAATACGAAACATTTATGGAATATGTAAATCACTGTAAGGAGAATGATGCTTTTCCCAAGAATGGAAATGTCATGCAGGATTTCTGTAAATTCCAAAACAAGGGCGTTGCCAATCTTCACTATAAATTCAATTATAGAATGGATCGTTTTGAACCAAAGAAAAAGTTTTGGCAAACATTTATTCACTACAGAAAAAATCACGACCAAATGGAAAAAGATTATTCTCATCCAAAATTTTTGAAGTAATTAACTGGGCATATAAATATTAGTATGAAAACAATAGTTTTAGTAACAGGTGGCTTTGATCCACTACACTCGGGACACATTGCTTATTTCAAAGCAGCAAAAGAACTCGGAGATGAACTTTGGGTTGGACTCAATTCAGACGAATGGTTAACCAATAAGAAAGGAAGACCGTTTATGCCGTGGACGGAAAGAGCAAATATTCTTTCCGAACTTTCTTGTGTTGATAACGTTATCGATTTTGATGATTCCGACGGAACAGCAAAAGATGCAATAACAAAGGCAATAATGGAAGCAGGCAAAATTTCTGCAACAAAACTTATTTTTGCCAACGGTGGCGATCGAGTTATAGGAAATGTTCCTGAAGAAATTGCATTCAGAGATAGTGCATTTGTTAAGTTTGAATACGGTGTAGGAGGCGAAGATAAAAAGAATTCAAGCAGTTGGATATTGGATGATTGGAAGGCTCCTAAGACTGAACGCAAGTGGGGTTACTATAGAGTTATACACGAATATGGCAACAGCGTTAAGGTAAAAGAATTAACAGTTGATCCAGGAAAAACTCTAAGCATGCAGAGACACAGAGAACGTGCAGAGCATTGGTTTGTTGCTAAAGGAACAGCCACAGTTTATACAATAGATAAACAAACAACGGATTTTGAATTACATGGCACATACAAAGAGCATGATTCCTTACACATTAATACCATGGACTGGCATATGTTAGCGAACGAAACTGATAAACCATTACAGGTGGTCGAGATACAATATGGAACTAATTGTATCGAAGAGGATATAGAAAGAAAATGAGGAACTGGATATTTCTCAGCAAGGGCCTAGAAGATCCATACATAAATGATTTTGCTAAAGGCTGTGGCGTAAAGCCTAAGGATAGTAATACATTTGATTATGATTCATCTGAAGATCCTATTGTTCTAAGAGGAATATTAAAGAAAAAGTTTATACACAAGTGCTGGGAAGATAATAGAGATTTTTATTATGTTGATACAGGATATTTTGGAAATGAAAGAACACAATCAAATCCAAATGGTTGGAAATATTGGCATAGGATAGTAAAGAATAATCTACAACACAATGATATAATTAAAAGACCTCCAGATAGATTTAAAACATTCAACAAGAAATTTTCTCCTTGGAAAAAGGATGGAAGAAAGATTTTAATTGCAGCACCAGACGAAAAGCCTATGAAATTTTATGGGTTGGAACTGGATCAATGGTTAAGTGATACCATAGAAACAATTAAAAAATATACGGATAGACCCATAGAAGTAAGGAAACGTGACAAGGTTAGATTGGATAGAATGACCACTAATACATTGGAACAAGCATTAAATAACGATGTATTTGCTCTTGTAACATTCAATTCAAATGCTGCTGTTGAATCAGTATTCCAAGGAATACCGGTGTTTACACTAGCACCAGCATGTGCAGCATCGCCTGTAGGGTTAAAGGATATAAGTCAAATAGAAAGACCATACTATCCAGACCAGGATAAATTATTTGAGTGGGGCTGTCATTTAGCATACGGACAATTTCATATTAGTGAAATGAAATCCGGTGTTGCCAAAAGGATGTTGGAGGAACAATGAAAGTATTTGTAGGATATGATACTAGAGAAGACATTGCATATCAAGTATGCAAGCACAGCATTATCAGCAAACAACCTAATGCTGATGTGCAACCATTAAAACAACAAGAACTAAGAGATGCGGGCTGGTATACACGTCCCGTTGATAAACTAGCGTCTACTGAATTTACGTTTACTAGATTCTTAATACCAGAATTAACCAACTTTGACGGTTGGGCGTTATTCATGGACTGTGATATGATATTAACAACCGATATTAAAAAACTTTTCGATCAAGCAGATGACAAATATGCGGTAATGTGTGTTCATCATGATTACAAAGTTCAGGAAGGTGTTAAGATGGATGGACAAAAACAAACAGTATATCCACGCAAGAATTGGTCAAGCGTGGTGTTATGGAATTGTGGTCATCCTAGCAACAAGGTAGTAACTACTGACTTGATTAACGATCCTGAAACAACTGGAAAATACATGCATCGCTTTAGTTGGCTCAAGGATGAAGAAATCGGCGAACTTGATCATACATGGAATTACCTAGTAGGTGTGTATGACGATTATGAAAAACCAAACCTAATTCATTATACGGAAGGCGGACCGTGGTTTGAAAATTACAGAGAATGTGATTTTGCTGATCTATGGAAAAAAGAACTTTTTGAGATGATGTCCTAATATGAAAGACTACTCATTAGAAGAAGCACTTGTTATTGGATCAGGAAACAAATTAACCACGGATCCGGATGATACTTCAAAACCTTTGGTAGTAAGAGGAGTTATTAAAAAGGATCATGTAAACAAGTGTATTGAAATGGGGAGAGATTTTTACTACATTGATACAGGATACTTGGGTAATTTTCCGAGCAAGGGCAATCCTGGAGGTAAGAAACTTTGGCATAGAGTAGTCAAGAATGAAAATCAACATTCTAAAATTAGAGAAGTTCCTGCTGATAGATGGCAACAACTATTAGAACAGGATCCTACACTAGAATTTAAGGGTTGGAAAGATCACAGTAAAAAAATATTACTTGTAATGCCTAATCCTAAAGCCTGCAAGTATTATAATGTAAACTACGATGACTGGGTCAAGGATACACAAGAACAGATAGCGAATACAACAAAAATGGAAGTTGAAGTTAGGATTAAAGGATCTAGATCAGAAAGAAATAAGGGTTATACAATATTTGATGCACTAGATAGTGGAGTTCATACTACCGTAGCATTTAATAGCATAGGTGCATTGGAATCAATAGTTCATGGAGTTCCTGCTATTGTATCCGTTCCTTGCTGTGCAACACCATTAGCAGGAAGCACCATAGAAAATATTATTAATCCTCACAAGCCGGATAAGAAAACAATAGAAAAACAGTGCATGAGTCTTGCATATGGCCAATTTACTATGGATGAAATTTTAAATGGCAAGGCATACGAATTGACGGAAAGGTATTCATGAAACTTCTAATCAACGATAAAGAAATTGCCCATTTCCTAAATTATCATATGGAAATTTTTGAAAAGGTAAAGTTAAAAAAGACAGTAACTTGGACCAATCTTGAAGCATTCAAGGAAGATTTTTATGAAAAGATGAATAGCAAAAAGGTGCAAGGAAAGAAAGCCAAGCACTATTTTAATGATGATCAGAAAGCAAAATTTGCAGATAAACTTAGAAAGGCAATTATAAGAGACGTAGATCTTTATCGAGAAGAAGCGAGAGAATACATTAGATCAAAGAGAGAATACAATTTCCATAAGATACACAATAACATTGAAACTATTATTGAAAAAATAGGAATCGACAAAATATTTGATTTGTATAAAAAAAGCAAATATAAAAATTTTGTAAAAGGAACTGGCCTAACACTTGATCCTAACGCACAAATGATGCGCCGAAAGGATTTTAATTCTTATACTGAAGATGCTCTCATAAGAAATACTGTGGGCAATGAAGAATTATTAGTAACCAAGGTAGACAATAACTATCCCATGTGGTTCATTGATAGTGGTTATACAAACTTCTTGGAACCCAGCAAAAAGTGGCATAGACTAGTTAGGAACCATTTACACTACGGAGATTACTTTGATGCTCCGGCATATAGATTAGAAAATTTTGCAAAGTTTCCTGTGCCTTGGAGAAAGAATGGTGATACCATCTACATCATAGAACCAGGGCCTTTTGCTGCTGGCATATTCCATTGCGATCTTGCTACATGGAAATATGATGTGGAAGCAGAATTGAGAAAATACACTGACAAGAAAATTAAATTCAGAGAAAAGAAACCACTAAGAGAAAGAACAAGACTGTTTGACGAATTACTAAATGAGGATTATCATTGTGTTATCAGCATTAATAGTAATGCAGCAACCGAAGCAATATGGGCTGGAATACCTGCAATTACACTAGGCAAGCACATTACTAATCCGGTGACTAGAAACAAGTTAAGTGATATAAATGATTTATATTATGGTCCTTTGGGTCAATGGCTATGCATGCTAAGTTATTCACAGTTTACAAAAGAAGAACTAATGAATGGAACAGCACACAGAATAATTAAGAAATATCATGTCTAAGATTACAGCAGTAGCATATTACGGAGGAATACCAGCAAGGAATAATAATCCTGAAAAGCCTCTAATACTAGATAACTTTTTAGCAGGAGTAAGATCCTGCGGAGATGAAGGAATCGCACATAGAGAAATGCAGGCTATACCGTGCGATGTTGCCCTTATACAAGGATTCGTTCACGAGGACGGTAAGAGAGGAGTTCCACATCTTACACTAAGACAAAATGCAATTGAAATGCAAAAAAGAAATGGTAAGAAATCATTAATAGTTGATAGCAATCTTTTCCTGTTTGCAGATCCAGGTAACACAAAAAGATATTTGCGTTATAGTTTTGATGGAGTTTTTCCTACAACAGGATTTTACTTTGACAAGGACATAGATCCTTTAAGATGGCAACAGATTAGCAGAGATCTTAATTTACAACTAAAGCCTTATAGAACACAGGGAAATCATATTGTTGTATGTTGTCAACGAAACGGTGGTTGGTCAATGAAGGGAATGCCTGTTGTTTCCTGGCTGAGAGATACTCTTACAAAACTAAGAGCATTTACAGACAGACCGATCATAGTAAGAATACACCCGGGCGATAAAAAATGGCGAACATGGTTTGATTTAAAAATACTAAACGAATTTAAAAATGTTACACTGAGTCAAAAGCATATCAGAGAAGATCTTGTAAATGCTTGGGCCAGTGTAGTTTATAATAGTTCTCCTAGTATTGCTAGTGTAATTGATGGTGTTCCTACGTTTGTTACTGATCCGGATGTAGAAATAAGCCAATCCAATGGTGTTTGCAACACCAATCTAAAAAGAATAGAAGATCCAAAACTCTACGATAGGCAGGAGTGGGTTGAAAAATTATCAATGTGTCATTGGAACTTTGACGAATTGCGTGACGGAAGAGCCTGGAAATTTTTTAGGCAGTATGTCTAGGCCTTAAACTGTTGCCAATATGGTTCGGTTCTTGGAACCTTCAAATCATCTCTTTTACTCATACCTAATTGTTTTCTTCCACCCTTAAGATGATCTAGCCATGCTCCCCATTCGCTGTTGATGAGTGGATGACCTTCTCCTCTGCTCATACCAGGCTTGGGTCTTAGGTCCTCTAAACTTGCTGCCCAGTTGTGTTGATTCATTTGAGGAAATTTAATTCTTACACAATCAAAGACAAAACTGTCGTGCCATTCAGCCATTGTAAATATTCCTCCTTGGCTTTCTGCTTGATCGTATACTCTTTGAAATTCAGCAAGAAACTTTTGTGTTTCTGGTGAAGTTAAATGCATTGCATACAGTCCACACTCTGAATATTTTCCTCTTCTTCCTAGGAAACATAGTTCTTGTTTTCCAGGTAACATTCTACCTAATTCTTTTTCACTTATTGCACTATGGCAAAATGTATCAGCATCCATCCACATTAACCATTCAGTATTACATTCCTTGGCGCATGCAAATATGGAATAAACTTTATGAGCAAATCTAATGGCATGCCATTTGAAACCCTTACCTGAATCTTTTCTTTTGCTTCGTATAGGATCAGAACTAACATCGCCGTTAGCCTTGGGAACATTCTTCCATCTTGTTTTAAATTCAACTAGTTCAGGACTTGCCTGATGAAGATCTTTTACTATTAGATTGGGTGCAGTTTCCTCTACTTCACAGTCTTCTGCATACACATATAACTTTACAGTCTGTGGCCATTTTTCTAAAAATGATTTGATCATTCTTTTTCCATACAAATCATAACCTGCCTTATGAAATGTTGTTACTACTGAAACACTCATTAAATTTTACTCCACTGATGGCAATCACCTAATTGAGCAATTGCATTGTAACCTAGTTGATAGAGCCTTGCTGTATCTGTTCTCGGTATCACTGTATTTCCTTCAATAAACAAATCAGGTCCAGGATTAACCAATAAAGGAACAAAGTCTTCGAAGGTATTTACTTTATCTAAATCAAAAAATATTGCACTTAATTTTCTTAAATCATATGTTGATTTGACTGTAGGTCTATATATTAAATTTTTTGCCCTTAGGGTATCTTCTTTGTATCCATTCCAGAATACTGTGTTAAAAATTTCTAGTATACTATGCATATGACCAAACCCCTCTCCTACTACCAGAGCATCTATTGGAGGATTTTTCATATTTTTGGCAATTCTTTTTTGAAATTTGTTCATAATAATTCATTAAATACTACTATATTTATTGAGGATTCTATGAAGTTTAAAATTTTTCGCGAACACGGTGCTCTTAATAGTCCGGAAGTTTTTGATGCGTTTGAAAAGGGATTAATTGCAGCAGGGCATCAAGTCGTTAAAGATGGCGAAGATGTCGGAGTTATTTGGTCAGTGTTGTGGAACGGAAGAATGGCTCCTAATCAACAAATTTATGAAAGATATAGAAAATACAATATACCAGTCATAATCATAGAAGTCGGAAATCTTAAGAGAAATAAGACATGGAGAATTTGTCTAAATCATATTAATGGACTTGGTGTATTCGGTAATGATACTGATCTAGATACTGACAGGCCAAACAAGTTAGGCATCAAACTAAAGCCGCTCAATACCAATAGAAAGCAATCAATACTCATAGCAACACAGCATAATAAGAGTTTGCAATGGGTAGGAATGCCATCAATGGACATATGGTTAACAAGGTTAATAGATGGTATTAGAGAAAGGACGGATATGCCCATATACATTCGACCGCATCCTAGATCTCCAATGCCGGGCATCGAACACGAATTTAAAAATGTATATAGACAAACTCCACAGAAGATTAACGGAACCTACGATGATTTTGATATTGGGTATGATTATCATGTTGTAATTAATCATAACAGCGGAGTTCCCATTCATGCAGCCATTGCTGGCACACCCGTGATTTGTGATGAAAGCAGTCTTGCTTATCCAGTGTCGGATAATATTGAAAATATTTTAAATCCAACATTACCAGAAAGAGACGATTGGCTGATTAGGCTCACCCACACCGAATGGACCTTGGGAGAAATATCCAAGGGAATACCTATAAAAAGATTAGAATCTCTAATAAAAAAGCAAGTTAATTCTTGATCTTTTGCCCTAAACGTAGTATACTGTATTAATGAAAAATAGTTTTTACATCGAAGATATATTTTTAGAATTTATGACCTATGTGGATCATAATACATTTCGCATGCAGTATCAGGATAGATCCGCAGCATACAGTTTTTACACCACCATAATTAATAATGGTGACCTAACACAAAATCAAGGAAACTATATTCTTAAAATTCTATACAAGTATAGAAATGTTGTCAAGCCACACATGGAATATGAAACTGAATTAGAAAATCCAAACTGGAAAAAACCATTTAGGGTGATTGACAATACCAAAAGCATATGGATTGAAGAAGATAATGATAAAGCATTATGGGTATGCTTAAAATTTCCTTATCAATTTAAGGACACGTTCGATGTTGAATTTAAGGGCTGGCAAGATTTTTACGGATCAAAGTCAGTATGGGATAGAGAACGTAAACTTAGAAAACTGTATCTCTATGATTTCAATATCATACAGATTAATGAATTTGTTAAGGAACAGGGATTTGAAATCGATGAAACTTTTTCAGAAGCAGTTTCATCGGTTGAAGAGATATGGCAAAATTCAGAAACTCTGCAGAAAAGATCAGTAATAGAAAATGGTGTAGTATTAAAGAATGCACCCGAGGATGCATTGGAATATTTTGAATCCAAGAAAACTGGTAATGTTGCTAATGATTTGTTTTTGGCAAAATCCATGGGATATCTTTTGGATAAAAATCCTCATACCATAGTTGAAAAAATTGCTGCAACCAACTCAAATTCTTTCTGGATAAAAACTAATAAGGAATTTTTGGAACTGTGTTATTCCGTTGAAGGAAAAATTTGTATCATTCTCGATAGAACATCGGACAGTCTTAACTGGATTAAATCACTAGCAGAATCAATAGATCAATACGGTTTTGAAAGAACGGACTTTAGGGTATGCTTTAGAACGAGTAATACTAATGACGCAGATTTTAATAAATGGGTAAGTGAAAACAAGTTTGGAGGAAAAATCAAGGATGCTAAGTTCTTGATCTTCCAACATAAACCAGCAAAGTGGTTGTTCAAAGACAAAAGTGATGTTATAATATATGCAAGTAATAATTTGTATCCTGCTACAAACTCTACTGCAAGGGCACTTATACAGTATCATCCTTGTGTAATTTTTGTAGGAGACATACAACCAACTAATAGTAAGGAAAACACAGTTGTCGAATTGTAAGTTAATAATAAAGGATGAAGTAAACGTTAAGTTTGAAGGACTTGCTGTTGAAACACGCAGGAAGATAGTTAATAAACTTAAATATGATCTTCCCTATGCTCGACACATGCCTGCATTTAAATTAGGAAGATGGGATGGCACAGTAAGTTTCTTTGGCATTGGTGGTAATGGGTTTCTTGCACATCTTGATGTTGCTCTTCCGATAGTTGAAAACGATGGATACGATATAGAAGTTATTGATCAACGAGAACATCATACATTTGATTTTAAGAAGATAGGTGAAAATTATTGGGCAGATCAAGGAAAGGTATGGCCGCAAGGGCATCAACTTGCTGGACAACCTATCGTGCTTAGAGACTATCAGTATGACGTTGTTAATCAATTCCTAGAAAATCCACAGAGTCTACAGGAGGTTGCAACCGGTGCTGGTAAAACTATTACAACTGCTACCCTTTCGCATTTATGTGAGCCTTATGGCCGCACAATGGTTATTGTTCCGAACAAGAGCCTTGTTGTTCAAACTGAGGAAGATTATAAAAACCTAGGGTTGGATGTTGGTGTTTACTTCGGAGATCGAAAAGAATTAAATCACACGCACACCATCTGCACATGGCAAAGCCTTAATGTTCTTGATAAGAAAAGTTATGACAGCGATACCCTAACACTCGCAGAGTTCACGGAAGATGTTAGAGCAATTATAATTGACGAAGTGCATCAAGCAAAAGCAGATGTTCTTAAAAAACTACTCACGGTTAATTTTAGAAATGCTCCCATACGTTGGGGATTGACTGGAACTGTTCCTAAGGAGAAATGGGAATTCCAAGGGATACTTGCCAGCATAGGACCCGTAATTAATAATGTGTCCGCACATGATTTACAGGAAAAAGGTGTGTTGGCAAAACTTGATATTCAGATATTACAAACAAAGGACATTGAAGAGTTTAGAAACTATCAAGAAGAATACACTTGGTTAGTGACTGATGAAAAACGATTGGAATATATTAGCAAGCATGTTAGCAAGGTTGCCAAGAATGGTAACACACTTGTGCTAGTAAACAGAATCGATACGGGTAATAAACTGCTCAAGAATATACCCGATGCAACGTTTATTAAGGGAGATGTAAAACTTGACGAGCGTAAAGAACAGTATGACGAAATTAAGACATCGGATGGAAAAATTATTATCGCAACATATGGAGTGGCCGCTGTGGGTATTAACATTCCGCGTATTTTCAACCTTGTTCTTATTGAGCCTGGCAAGTCTTTTGTCCGCGTCATTCAATCTATAGGAAGAGGAATACGTAAAGCAGAAGATAAGGATTTTGTTCAGATTTGGGATATAACATCAACGTGTAAGTATGCCAAGAGACATTTAACAGAGAGGAAAAGATACTACAGGGAGGCAAAATATCCTCACACTGTAACTAAGGTGGATATATGAAAATAAGTAACGAAACAAAAATCAAACACAAAGTAAAATACACATCTACTACCAGCGGAACACGAGAACACTTTCTAAGTGATATTGTAAAGAATAATAATTTAAAACTCGGTGCCGAAGTTGGAGTTAGGACAGGCAGAACAACATTTCATATTTTAGATAACAATCCAATGTGTGAAATGTATGCCATTGACAAGGACATCGCACAATTTTTTAATGACACGGTAAAAGAAAAATACGGACATAGATTAAAAGTATACGAAGTTGACAGCAGGGTGGAACCTGAATTCGTTGCAGATCAGAGTTTGGATTTTTTCTTTATTGATGCATCACACACATACAAGAATGTTGTAAAAGATATAAACGCCTGGATACCAAAACTAAAGGACGACGGTTGGATGATGGGTCATGACATAGACTACCCATCTGTTGAAGCAGCAGTCATGCAAACTATTGGCTTCTATGAAGTTGGTCCTGATAATGTTTGGATTGCAAAAAAGGATAAAATTTATCCAGGTTTACAGGAGAATAAATGAGAATACTTACTTTAGAAAACAAAGCATTTGACCTAAATGAATTACCGGAAGAAGTATCGGAAGATGCTAGATTTAGTGTCCTTGATAATTCGGATCCAAAGAATCCAGACTTCTTTTTTCAACCACTAATCTTTTTGGAATCATTTAACAGTCCAGCAATACTAATGAAGATAGGCGGACACGAAATACAAATGCCACTGGATTGGTCAATACTTATTGGTGATAGCGACAGTGGCGGAGATCCAGAAATGCTGCCTCTTACTTCTATAAATGAACGAGGGTTTGAAGCATTTGTTATGAACCCAATAAAAGGTTTTAGATGTGATTTTGCACCCGTAGAAATTATTAATGTCTATCAAGATGTTAGATGGTATTTTCCAAAAATGAAAAATGGGCAAATACTAACAATACCACTTCACGAAGATGAAAATCCTCCATGTGCATTTTTTGTGAAGGACATTAGTAGGCAATCAGAAGTCGTTGATTTGGCTGCACTACTATGATAACTACATATATTACTCAACAAGAGGAAAGGAATAATGACAATGAAAGCAGGTAAGATTTGGGGTCAAACGGAATTGATCCATGCAAACGGTGTCCTAGAGTTTCACCGTATTGAATTCAAGAAAGGATATAAATGCTCTGAGCATGAACATCGATATAAATGGAATGGCTTCTTTGTAGAGTCAGGAAAGATGATTGTCCGTGTTTGGCAGGATGCTGATCAAAAAGGTTTAGTTGATGAAACTATTCTTGGTCCGGGCGAGTTCACACAGGTTAAGCCAGGTAAAATTCACCAGTTTGAGGGTGTAGAAGATGGTGTAGCATTTGAACTATATTGGGCAGAATTTAATCACGACGATATCGTTAGACGCACTATTGGCACAAAGGCAAAATAAATGAAAGTCGAAGTAGTATCCACTTTTAGTCCGGCATACTATGATAGAGTCGCAAAATATTTTGTCGCAAGTTGTATAGAACATTTATCTCCTTCTATCAAACTAAAATTATATGTTGACGATTTTAATATACCAACAGCCGATCATTTTGAACTCATAAACTTAGAAGAAACGGTTGTTGATCTTAAAAACTTTAAAGAAAGAAACAAGGATAGGCCGCAAGATGACTGGAGGCATGCAGCAATAGTTTTTAGTCATAAGGTATATGCAACATGCCATGCAGCAAAAAATACAGATGCTGATGTTTTAATTTGGCTCGATGCTGATGCAGAAATAAAAAAACACATAGACGAAAAATACTTGTTACAATTTTTATCTCAAGATTATGATATTGGATGCCTAAAAAGAAAAAGATCTACAGAAACAGGTTTTTTAGTTTTTAATTTAAGAAACAAGAACACTCACATGTTTTTAGAAAATTATAAAAAAATCTACGATACTGACGAACTCTTTAAACACAAAGAGTGGCACGATGGTTATATTTTTGACAGAGTCTGTGAAGAACTAGAAAACAAAGGAATGTTATCTACAAAAAATATTTCTCCAGAAGGAACAAGAAAAAGTCACTTCAACAATCTTCATAAGGGATATATCATACACCATAAGGGTGACGATAAGGATAAGCGTAATGCACAATAAAAAAAGATATACTTGTGTTACATCATTGAATCAAGGAATTTATGATCACTTGGGTTCGTTTATGATAGATACATGGTTAGAATTTTGGCCTGCTGATGCACAATTGATAATATATGCTGAGAATGTCGAAATAAAACAAAAAGACCCAAGAATAGTAATATTAGATTGGCACGAACACTGCTTGGCAGATCAAGAAGAGTTTGCAAAAATATTACATGATGCTAGAACACTTAGATTTAGTAAAAAGGGATTTAGTTGGCTGCACGCCATGGAAAACAATCATAGCCATAAATTAGTTTGGTTAGATAGTGATTTATTATTTTATAAAAATATAGATTATAAATTATTAGATAGTTTGTTACCTTCTCATAAATTAATTGCCTTATTTGATTGTTTTTATCAGACCAATCCAAACTATACTCCAGAAGAATACTTAGATTGGAGGAATAGAGGAAAGATGGCCGCTGAGAGTGGATTTGTTATAATGGATACTTCACATGAAAAATATCCTGAATACGTAAAACAATATAGGCAACTTTATCTTAATCAAGAAACACATCAATCGCTTGCAAGAAGATATGATGGCGAAGTTTGTGTTTGTGCAGCAATTGATTTTTTAGATTTAGTGGAAGATTTAAGTTCTTTACGAACATCTAATAAAACGCAAACACCATTAAACAGAAGTAAACTATCAGAATATTTTCAACATCATAAGGGCAAAGTCAAAGACGGATTTACTGAAAAAAGAATAAAAGAAATATTGGATATTAATAAAGAGAACTAAAATGATTATTAGAAATGGTTGGCATTTTCCTGATATGGATGAACATTTTGGAAGGTATCAAGAAACCTATCCTGAATCAAGTTATCAACAAAAAGCAATCGATGCTGCATATAGTTATGTTAAAAATTTTAATGATGTAATAGATGTTGGAGCAAATGTAGGACTACATACCGTTAGATTTTCTAAAAAATTTAATAACGTGCATTCATTTGAGCCTGTTACTAGTAATTACGAATGTCTTGAAAAAAATACATTAAATTTTAAAAATGTTCATCTATATAAATTAGGGTTAGGAGATAATAATGAAACTAACGAGATATCTATACCTTCAGAACATAATAACTGCGGAGCATATAGTTTAGTAGATTTTAATCAAGAATCTAATTTAATAAAAGAATCTATAGAGATTAAAAAATTAGACGACTTTAATTTAAATGCAGATTTTATTAAAGTAGATGTTCAAGGTTTTGAAGATAAATTTTTGTTGGGATCTTTAGATACAATTAAAAGATGCCAACCAGTAATTATGTTAGAAGTAGAATATAAAAAAGCATTTATCCGACTTAATTCTATACTAGAGCCACTTAATTATCATTGTGTAGAATCTGTAAAGAAAGATAAAATATGGATACCAAGGGGGTAATATGAAAATCGAACTATCACACAATGTAAGACACTTAGAAAGAACGATTAGGGCAATGGTTGCTTTAAACGTAACCAATGAAAGCGCAACTTATATCGAAGTAGGTGCTCACAGAGGAAGAAGTATCGGAACTATAGGAAATTTTTTAAAAGATAAATGCAAAAAACTTCATATCATAGGTTATGATATTTTTGATGCTGAAACTAGCAGTTTCCATATAAAGGAAGATAATGGTAAAGGTGCAGGAAATATTATAAAATGTAATAAAGCACTTAGCAAATTGTGTAAACGCAATCCTCACGTTACATATGAATTAGTTGAAGGATATACTACAGACAGTTTAAAACCAAGTATAGCAGAATGGGCATATATTGATGGCGGCCATAGTTACGAAACGGTTAAATGGGACCACGAACAACTTAAAGATTGTAGTGTTATTGTTTTCGATGATGCAGATCTACAAGGTGTTAATCAATACCTTTGGGAAATAAAAGATCAGTATAACATATACGACTTAGAATCAACCGAAGATGGAGCAAGACAGGCTTGTATTGTTAATGATAAGGAAAATTTTAATTTTGACGCCGCTGGATTTATTCCTTTTAGAGGATGTGATCCTAAAGAGTGGAAACCTATTAGATGAGTAATACTCAAAAAATAAATGATTTTTTTGATAATCTTACGCTTGAAGAAGAAAATCTTTTAGCGGCTCGACTAGCACCTGCTATTTCTCGTTACCAAAAATCTACTCCTTTTTATTATGGAGACGAAGCAAGAGTTCATGTTTCAAAAAAAGTAAAATTAGTAAACACATTTTTTAATCTGATTTCAGGAAACGTATACATCAAGTCAGGAACATTTTTTGGAAATAATGTTTCCGTTCTTACAGGAACTCATGATATTAGTCTAAAAGATGGATTAAGGAAAAAAGCACCCACTAAGGGTAATGATATACACATAGGGTATGGAGTTTGGATTGCAAGCAATGCTACTATTTTAGGACCTTGCGAAATAGGAGATTATGCTGTTATTGCTGCAGGTTCAATTGTTCTTCCTGGCAAATACGAACAAGGATGTTTATATGCAGGAGTTCCTGCAAAATTTAAAAAGCGTATTGAATTTAAAGAAATAGATTAGGAGAATAACTTGAAAGTTTTTTTAAAATTTCATAGAACTGATCCAGCCGCAGTCAACTGTTTAAGATACTGGTTAGAAGTTTTTAAGAACTATGAAACTTTTATCTTATGTGATAGATATGATCCTAGTGAAGAACCGACACCTGATTATTTAAAATCGTCGTTGTTAGATTATAATGTAAAAGTAATAAACAGCGACTATTCAATAGGTAAAGAATACTGTATGAATTTAAAAGGTGCAAAGCGTAATATGGCTTCTGCGAATATGACAGGGTTTAACCATATATCAAAAAAGCAAAAAGGTTTTTGGATTATAGATGCAGACGATACATTGTTCTTAACTAGGAATTATGAAATTATAAGAAACAAATTAAAGGCTGCTGAAGAATATTTTTTAAGTAATAATCTTGATGGCTTTAGTTTAGATTTTTATAGAAATCAAAATAACTGTTGGACATTTGGAATATGCTTGTTGAAGTCTACTCTAGATTGGAAAAAAATTAAAGATATTACAAACGAAGAAATAAGACAGACTGGGTTTGCACAAAATATCGATACTGTATTCAATCTTTTACGAGAGAAAAAAATATTTAATTTGAAAAATTTTATTTTTTCAAGAACAGCATTTCAACATCAAGAAAATAACTACCCTGAGATGCCTCACGGTATATATGTATGGCACGATAATAAATTATGGGATAAAGATTTACAATCGGATGTTGTTGTTTTATAATGAGTGTAAAAATGAATATCATAGTTCAAGCAGGCGGAAGAGGAAGCCGATTACGACACCACACTTGGAATAAACCAAAGTGCTTGGTTAGTGTGAGAGGTAAGCCTTTATTATATCATTTATTTGATAGATTTCCAGAAGCAAACTTTGTTATTATCGGTGATTATGCTTATGACAAACTTGAAAAATATTTACAGGTCAACCAACCTAAAGTAAAATATACACTAATTGAATCTAACGAAAAAGGCACTGCGTCTGGTATTGATATCGCACTTGAAAGCGTTTCCAAAGAAGAACCTTTAATGATTACATGGAGTGATCTTATTATTGGCAGTCTTCCTGAAATGCCAGAGACAGACCTCCCGGTAGTAGTAATAACTAATGCCTTTACATGTAGATGGACATATAATGAAACACTAAAAGAAACACCAGGTCCAAATGGAATTCCTGGAATATTTTATGTTCGTCAAGCAAAAGATTTTCCTACACCTCCTTCTAGTGGAGAGTTTGTAAAATGGTTTAGTAATACTATAAAAAATTTTGTAACTATAGAAGCAAATGATTTAGAAGAACTGGGTGACTTTTCAACTATAGAATTACAAAATGACAGAGCAGGATTTAGTAGATTCTTTAACGAAGTTAAAATACTAGAAGATACTGTAGAAAAGCGTGCCATAGATCCTGAATATAGTCATTTAATAAACAATGAAATATCTTGGTATAATAGCGTAAGCGATTTAGGATTTAGAAGGATACCTAAAATACATTCAACTGATCCGTTGGTAATGCAACGTGTGAAAGGCGAGCAAGCCTACCAAATGAGCGATTTGAGCAACAGAGAAAAGAGAGCAGTTTTAGCAGATTATTTAGATGCTTTAATTTCACTGCATGATCTAGGAAGCAGACCTGCAGATCATCAAGATGTAAAGGACACTTATATTAGTAAAACAATAAGTAGGGTAGAAAGCGTTTCTAGTATTATTCCCAACTTTGAACAAAAATCTGTAACAATTAATGGAAAAAAATGTAAAAATGTTTTCCAAGATAATATTTGGAATGATATATATAAAGAACTTTTACCTAAGATGTTTTCACCAATTCACGGTGATCCTACATTTAGTAATAGTTTAATTGATAAAAATTTAAGAACTTGGTTTATCGATCCTAGAGGATATTTTGCAAAACAAGGAAGCATATGGGGAGACCCTATGTATGATTTTGCAAAAGTTTATTACAGTGCAGTCGGAGGATATGATAGTTTTAATAGAAGAAAATTTAAACTACATATAGACAATGAAACTGTAGAAGTGTTAATGGAACAACCATTATTCTATGACACGGGTAAAGAAATATTCCAAGAATATTTCGGTAAGGATTTTTATAAAATAGAAATACTACACGGGTTAATCTGGCTTGCTCTAAGTGGTTATGCAAAAGATGACATTGATAGTGTTATAGGTAGTTTTTACTTAGGATTATATTGGTTACAAAAAGGGCTGGAGGATATTTAATAATGCAACAAGAAATTTTACCTTTGTTTTCATCACCGGTAATGATCTCAACAGAGACATATCCAATGGAAAAGAGTCTTTATGATCATATCATGAATATGCCAAAGGAAGAAAATACAGGTGGTGGAGAAAATTTAATTACCGCTGATAGTAGAGTATTGGATAACCCTGAGTTTAAGAATCTAAGAGCATTCATAGAAAGATATCTAGGGTATTATGTAAAAGATGTAATGAAGGTCAATGACAAAAACGAAATATACATTACACAATCATGGATCAATTATAATAAAACAAATACTTCACATCATGTTCACTCGCACCCGAACAGCATAATAAGCGGAGTATTTTATATTGAAGGCGAGGATGCTCCGATTGAATTTCACAGGCAGGATAAGTTACTGGATCTAAACTTAATACACGATGAATGGAATATTTGGAATTCAAGCCAGTGGAATTTGGATATGATTAAAAACAAATTATTTTTATTTCCATCAAAACTAATACACGGTGTTGCTCCAAATGAAAGTGAAAAACTAAGAGTCAGCCTGTCATTTAATACATTTGTCAAGGGTGAAATTGGAAGTGTAAAACAAAAAACTTGGGCACAAATATAATGTTTCCGTTTGAATTATCAAAAAATCTAAGACATACGTGGTTCATAGATCTCGATGGAACAGTAGTTAAACATAACGGTTATCTAACAGGTGATGATGTTTTATTACCAGGAGCAAAAGAATTTTGGAATGAAATTCCAAAAGACGATTTCATCATAATAACAACAAGTCGACCGAGCATAGAAGCGAGAGTAACAGAAGATTTTTTAAGAATAAACGATTTAAGATACGATAGGATAATATTTGATTTGCCAACAGGTGAAAGAATAATTGTAAATGATATCAAACCAAAAGGATTAAAAACAGCAATCAGTTGGAATATTGAGCGCGATAAAGGGTTTGACAAATCATAAAATTTATACTATAATTGTATAAAACTAGTAAAGGAAAAAAACATGCTTCATAAGATTAGTCAACTGTGTGATAAAATCGACGGAATCAAAAAAGATGCTGATCGTTTAAGAGAACTAAAATACGGTCCAAAAAAAGGTTCAACTATAGAGATTGATAATCTAATTGCACAAATACAAGCAGAATGTTATTTGGTATCGCAAGATAGAAGTTCATACGTTAAACATGATACAAGTAGTTGATAATTTTATACCAAAACAATATCAGGAAGAAATTAAATCAACTCTTTTAGGAAGACACTTCCAGTGGTTTTATGCATCCGATGTAACCTATCGTGATGATAATAATAATCCTGCAATGTTTCATATCTATAGAGCAGATAACGAAACAAAGAGTAATTTTTACGATTTTCTGAACCCAATGGTGTATAACACGAACATGGAAGTCAGAGAAGTTATACAGGCAAGATCCTTTTTACAGTTTCCATTGGCAGGGGAAAGAAATACGGACAAGTTACATGTTGATTTGCCATACAAGCACACTGTTTTACTATACTACGTCATGGACTCGGATGGTGATACAATTATTGTTGACAAGAAGATGGAAAATAATAATTCCCAAGACAATCTTAGGCTTGAGGATTACGAAATAGTAAAAAAGATTACTCCCAAGCAGGGTAGAGCAGTTATATTCGACGGAAGATACTATCACACTGCTGAACAGCCTAAGAAGAACATGCGTTGCATCATAAATTTTGATATGTTAACAGAACTTGATTAAATTATGCCTAAAATTTACGAATCGCCAGATGGAGGAAAAACAGTTTACGAAAGAGACACGAAAACTGGAAAGAGAATATGCATAGAGAAGCCAAAATATCCAGCATGGTGGTTAAACGAACACGAACTTTCCGAAATAATGGAAATGGCACAAGACGGAAATCAGCCAATTCAAAAAATTTTGGAAAAGTTGAAATTAATTTACACAATGAATAAGGAACACGAAGAAAATTGGTGGAACGATTAAAAAAATCCTTGAAAATTTCAAACTTTGAGTGTATACTAATATCATGAGTCAGGAAAAACTAAAACTTAACGAGGTCCTTGCGGCAGTGGACATGAATGCAAAGCATCTGTGGGACGAACTCACAGAGGATCAGAGAAAAAGCGTGGTCTTCTTTACGCTAAACAGATACATTAGCAACGTTAAGGGGTCAAGAGAAGATAACGAGCACTTTGTGCTTCTCGGAAATGAAAGATTTAACAAGAATCTATTTTTATTGTTAAACAAGCATCCAAAATTGCTCTGGCAACTGGCGTGCAGTTGTGGTCACGAGTCAAAAAAGATTTATTTTCATCAGTGGCTCAAATTATTAAAAGAAAAAAACAAAAAGGAACAGTTTTTAGAAGACCTATTTCCTAATATGAAAAAATCTGACATAAAAACGCTGGCTTCCATTACCACAGATAAGGAAATTAAGCAATACTGTGAAGAACTTGGTTGGGACAAGAAGCAAATTGCGGGTATAAAACTATGAACAAGCAATCAGACATAATTCCTGCTTTTCCCACTCCAATTTCCATCGGTGAATTTTCCATTTCCGACGAAAATAAACAGAAAATTATCAACGTTGAATACAATAGACTGAACGCAGATAACGGAGACATGAGCAAGGACAAGTATGTGCTTGATAGACCAGAACTTGCAGAAGTAAAAAAGGAAGTGATGAGCCATGTCAACGGATTTGTAAGAAATGCATTGCACGTTACACCGGAAATTGAGTTTCATATTACTAATAGTTGGGTAATGAGGCATCATAGAGGTGATTGGGCACCAAGACACTATCATAACAATTCATTAGTATCAGGAATTTTCTATATCAAGTGTGATGAAAACTCGGGTGATTTGGTATTGTCAAGATCGTCAACGCACATAAATTTATTTCCACCAACTTTTCAATTTAAGTTTACGGAGAACAATTTATTCAACAGTGGATACTGGGAATTTACACCACAAGAAAATCAAATTTTTCTTTTTCCAAGCCACTTGGATCACGAAGTGAAACCTTCAAACTCCGATAGAGAAAGAATTTGTGTTGCATTTAACATATGGATTAAGGGAACACTTAATTTTAACACAGATAATGATGATGAACAGATAGGAACGTTGGATATTAGGTAGCGCCATGGATCAATTTGAATGTAAATATTGTGGTAAAAAGTTTGCAAGAGAAAAGACTCTTACTGTTCACGTTTGTGAGCAAAAAAGAAGGCATCTTAGCAAGAATGATAAGCACGTTCAGATGGCATTGTTAACATATCAAAGATTTTATGAACTAACACAAACACACAACGGTAAGAAAACGTTTGATGAGTTTGCTAAGAGTCCTTACTACAATGCATTCGTAAAGTTTGGCAGTTTCATGAGCAATGTGAATCCAATATATCCTGAAAAATTTATAGATTTTGTGATCAAGAGTGGCGTTAAGTTAGACCACTGGTGCCGCGATGAACTGTATGATACCTACATCGAAGAATTATTAAAAATTGAACCAGCAGATGGTGCAATACAGAGAACAATACAAACAATGATGGATTGGGCAGACGATAAACAAGCATCATGGAATCATTATTTTAGTTACGTTAATTTAAATAGAGCAACACACGATATTAGAGATGGAAAGATCAGTCCTTGGTTACTGTTGAACAGTAAGACTGGTAAGGAAATGCTTAAAAAATTAAATGATGAACAGTTAGAAATTATAGGTCCAACCATAAACCCACAATACTGGGTAAAAAGATTTAAGAATCTTCCTGCTGATGTTGAATTGGTCAAGGAAGTAATTGCGGAGGCAAAGATAGATGCCTGATATTGATATAGATTTTATAGATAGAGAAGAAGCACTTAGCCATTTCAAACACATAAAGGCAAGGCGTGTCGATGAAGGCAAGCCAGTGAAGCATAACACTGGCGTATACATGCATGACGTTCCGTATGATCCTGAGAATGATTTATGTTCGGTTGAATATGATCAGGCAGAAGAGCAAGGATTATTTAAAATAGATTTTCTTAACGTTTCGCTCTATAGGGGAGTTAAAAACGAAGCACACCTAAAGGAACTAATGAACAAGGAGCCACTATGGGAATTACTCACTCACAACGAATTCAGCGACAAATTGTTTCACGTAGGAGGACACTCTACCGTCCTACAGACAATGAAGCCACAGAGCATAGAACAACTGGCAGCAGTTCTGGCGATGATAAGACCTGCGAAGAAACATTTGATTGGCAAGTCGTGGGATACGGTGATGAAAGAAGTGTGGACGAAACCTGACAACGGAGAATATTTCTTTAAGAAGTCTCATGCAACTGCATATGCCGTTGCAGTTACCGTGCAGATGAATTTATTATGCGAAGAACTTGCAAAGGGCAATACAAATGCTGTATAAAGTTTTTCCTACACTAATATACGAAGAAGTATTAACGGATCTTGAGAAGCATAATGATTATCTCGTAAACAAGGCATACTCACTAAAGGATAAACTATCGGACAAGGTAGAAACTGAATGGAGATGCGATACATTTAATACTCTTGATGCATACAATCATGCCGAGGACAAGGATCCTATAATTGACGAATTAATTAATACCTGCAGAGATAAGACCGTGGACTTTGCAAAGGAGTATGGAGTTACGAGAACTGATCTAAAGTGTGTTGACTTTTGGTTTAACATATCACAGCCAGGAAATTATCAGGAATACCATCAGCATGCAAACTGTCATTTTAGTTTAACATACTATCTAAAGGCTCCTAAGGATTCAGGTAAGATAGTTTTTAAATCCATGGACGCACTAACTGACATGCACCAACTACCGGTTGATTATTATACCTATTCATCCTTTAAAACTTTTACGTTTGAACCAAAAGAAAATTTGTTATTAATATTTAGAAACAATCTCTTACACATGGTTGAAAAGAACATGAGCAACGAAGATAGGATTGGTGTAACAATGAACTTCGAATACAAAATGTAGTATGACAAACTACGAATACAAAAACTATAAAAAACCAAATTTAGGTTCATGGCCCTTTTGGACCGTTCCAGTTCCGTTGGTGCCTACCTACATAATTAGAATGGTTTTATTTGTAGTATTGATACCCGTTGCATTTGGAGTATCATTATCAAGCATAGGTTTGCTAATTAATTTTCTTATAATAGATTATGTAATTTATTTGGGGATTAAGAAGGCTTTCGGACTAGAGTAATTGATTTTCTCTTAATACGCTTCATAATAATATTGTTTAAACTAGTAATAGGACCCAGCGTTACTTTTACATCCTTTGTTGTAAAATTCCTAATAGCATATTCAAATGCCATGATCTCATTTCTTAGGAAAATATTAATGGGGATCTGTCTATTTGATTCCCACCACCATGCTTCTCCTAGTTCTAGGAACTTTTTGCGATCTGCTTCCGTTTTCAGTATTTCATAGTCGTAGAAACTCGTTACGTTGGAATCCTGATTAATGATTATTCCAACGTATTCCTTATCAGCATGCGTAAGAACGCTAATAAAAGGGAAATTTTGCTGTAAATTTTCTGTTATTCTCATCGATAAATAGTATAAAGGTTCATGTTAACAATATGCAAATTAACTCATTATATTTATATCCAAATAAGTTGGATCTTTACACAAGTGATACCGCTTCTTGGACATCGGAGAGATATAGAATGGTCTACAACCGCACACTAAAAATTTATAGAAGCGTGGATAATCGTATCGATATCCAACTGCGAAATAGCGATCAAAAAGCACTTAATGCAACAGGTAGTTACATAGTTTTTAACCTTGTTTCCAAGGAAAATAACGATCTAGCACTACAAAAGGACTGCTCGATAGATGATCTAGCGGTTGGAAGAGTTTATGTTACTCTTACAGAAACAGAACTACAGGGTTTAGAACAGGGATATTATCAATACAGTTTCCACAAGGAAACGAGAGAAAATATCGATTCAGTTGAATACAAAGTTCTTACAAAGATGCCTCTGTATATGGATAGCCAATATGGAGCACTGGGTGATTTATATATTGAGGGAGATCTTGAAGGCAATCCTTATGATACCAAAACCATAGACACGTTTAGAAAAATTACTAACTTTGATGTTGAGACTGAAAAGGACGAAACGACATCACCTCTTCAATATCCTAGACCAAATTTTTCACAAAATTACAACACAACAGGATATGAGGAATACTTTATCAGCAGTATAATTGATGCCCAACCAAACGTATCCAAACCACAAAGTTTGCACACCTTCCAATTTTTCTACAAGGGATACACGGGTGAAGTTGTATTGGAAGGAACTTTGGGCAAGGGCGGAAATCCAATCGAAGGCTCTTGGACCACTGTCCAAACTTTCAATATTACTACCAGCAATGTTAATGAATACCATAATGTGACTGGTAAGTATAATTGGTTTAGAATTAAGCATACTCCGGACACAACTAATACAGGAACAGTTGACAAAGTATTATATAGATAGTATAATACTAGTATGACATTTGTAATTGATAAGTTCCAATCTCTGCTTCCACCCCGAGCAAGATCCAATCCAAGCGGCTGGACTTCGTTCAATGCGCCCTGCTGTCATCATAGAGGACATAGCCAAGATAAGAGAAAACGTGGTGGTGTAAGATTCGATACGGGTGTGGTATTCAACTGTTTCAATTGCAAGTTTACAGCAAGTTGGCAACCTGGTAGACAACTTTCTGAAAAGTTTAAATCCTTATGTAGATGGATGGGTGCTTCGGAAGACACAATCAACGAAATGATATTCGAAGCATTGAAAACTGAATCACCAGACTACAAGCCAAGAGAATTACCTGCAAGGATTACATTTGCAGAAAAGAAACTTCCTGATAACAGTCTTCCAGTTTCGGAATGGCTAGAAGTGGATTTTAAAGGCAACGAAGTCATAGAACAGAATCTTGCAAGGGTTGTTGAATACATCTATGACAGAGGGTTTGATCCACTAAGCAAAAATTTTTATTGGACACCGGAAGAAGGTTATGCTGATAGAGTGATTGTTCCTTTTTACTATAAAGGAAAGATAGTTGGTAACACAGCAAGAAAAGTAAGAAGTGGAAGGCCTAAATATCTTAGCGATCATCACTCACAATTTGTGTTCAATGTTGATGAACAAAAGGAAGATCAACGATACATATTTGTAACAGAAGGTCCATTTGATGCTATGTCCATAAATGGTGTTGCTTTGCTAACAAACAATATTTCCGAGCAACAGTATAGAATTATACAGGGACTAGGACACGAAGTAATTGTCATACCGGATCAAGATGAAGCAGGAAGCAACCTAATTAACAAAGCAGTTGAGTATGGATGGAGCGTTGCATTTCCTAACTGGGATGATGATGTAAAGGATGTCGCAGAAGCAGTAAATAGATATGGAGAATTATTTGTCATAGTTGATGCAATTAAGTCAGCACAAAGCGGATCTATCAAAATTAACATGGCTAAAAAATCCTTCGAAAAGAAACTGGAGAAGAATCGTGAATTGGTTAGTTAAAAAAATTAAGGAACTATACTACGGTTATAAACTTAAAAAGAAGATAAAGGAGATGAGGAAGAAAGATCCTTTTTTATACAAATGATTTTACAAAACACATATTACTATTGGCAGGAAGCAATAGATAAGGAAACTTGCGAAAAAATTATAAGCCTTGGCTTAGGCAAGACTCCTGAAGAAGGTTTGATTCATAGAAAAGAAAATAAACCAATGAACGAAGGACTGGCTTCTAATTTAGAACAGAGAAGATCCATGGTATCGTGGTTGGATGAACCTTGGATTTATGAATTACTACAGCCATACATACACACGGCAAACAAAGAAGCAAACTGGAACTTCCAATGGGACTTTACCGAGATGTTACAGTTTACAGTATATGACGAAGGACAACACTATAATTGGCACCCTGATCAAAATGCTTATCCATATCATCATGATGATGGAGAGAACCTAGAAGGAAAGATTAGAAAGATAAGTGCCAGCATTTTATTAAACGATCCTTCGGAATATGAAGGAGGAGAGTTGGAATTTGATTTAGGTCGAATAGATGGAAAACCGGCTTCCGAAACTTGCGATCAAATTAGCAAGCAAGGTTCGATTGTGGTTTTTCCTAGTTTTGTTTACCATAGAGTAAAACCGGTAACCAAAGGAACTAGATATAGTTTGGTAATGTGGAATTTGGGGCATCCTTATAAATGACCGAATTTAGAACTGGTATATTTAAACTGCTCGAGAAACTCATTGGAGGTAGCAGTTTAGGGTTAGCAATAACTTATACCCTTGGACACATCATAATTGCTATGATCGTTGTCAAACTAATAACAGGTGCAACACTTGAAATGGCAGCATTGGATGCCGTCATAGAACCAATCATTAATGGTGTTTGGTTTTATATATTACACAGAGCATATAAGAAGTATAAAGGTATAGAATAGTGATAACATGGGGAATTTCAGCAAACAGCCACGACGGATCATTAGCCGTTTTTGACGATGACGAATTAGTATTCGCGAGTCATACGGAAAGATTCAGTGGACTTAAAAATGATCCCCATCTTAACAAGCCGATAATCGAATATGCAAAACAGTGGGGTGAACCACAGGAAGTAATATGGTATGAAAAACCATTTAAGAAAACAGTAAGACAAGTAGTTGCAGGACAGGGATGGAATTGGAATGAAAATAATATCAAGACCTACCTCAAACAATTTAACATTAATGCACCCTTAGGTTACAGTAGCCATCACGAAAGCCATGCAGCCGCAGGATATTACACAAGCGGATATACCGATGCTACTATTATTTGCATTGATAGCATAGGGGAGTTTGAAACGCTAACCATATGGGAAGGTAAAGGAAACAAAATTAATAAAGTATTCAGCCAAGGATATCCTAACAGCATAGGACTATGGTATAGTGCAATGACCCAGCGTGTTGGATTAAAACCCAACGAGGACGAATACATTCTAATGGGAATGTCAGCATACGGTGATGCAAGAAAACACTATCATCACATGAAGGAAACATTTTTTAAACTAGGTCCTCACATGCATTGGCAGTTTCCTAGTGTTGAATTTAAATCTAACTTGCACAGGGGTTGTAGATGGTATTTGGAAGGATATAATAGATGGACTGACAAATTAAACATTGCAGCAGCAACACAATCCTTATACGAGGAAATTTTTATAGGATTGATAGAATATTGTCGTGCAAAATTTAAGAGCAAAAATTTAATTGTAATGGGCGGGTGTGCATTAAACTGCAAGGCAAATAGCAAGGCATATAGTTACTATGATAATGTTTGGATAATGCCAAACCCGGGTGATGCAGGAAGTTCCGTCGGTGCTGTATTAGCAAAGAAACAAAAACACATAAAATGGACTGGACCTTATTTGGGTTATGATATTAAACAGGAATATCCCGTTGATAATTTGTTTAGAGAACTAAAGGACACAGGCATAGTAGGAGTTGCTAACGGTAAGGCAGAGTTTGGACCAAGGGCACTTGGTAACAGAAGTTTGTTGGCAGATCCGAGAGGAAAGAACATGAAGGACTTAGTGAACACAGTTAAGAAAAGACAAAAGTATCGTCCTTTTGCACCTGCAATTCTAAAAGAACACGTGGAAGAATATTTTTACGGTGAGGTAGGACCATACATGCAATATACTGCAAAGTGCAGAAAGCCTGATGAGTTTCCTGCCATTATTCATGTAGACGGAACATCAAGAGTCCAAACTGTAGGAAAAAATGACAACACGGGTTTGAGAGAACTTTTGGAAAGATGGTATGCCAAAACAGGTTGCCCAATGTTATTGAACACTAGTTTAAATATCAAAGGAAAGCCTATGGTAAATGATGAAAAGGATGCAAAAAAGTTTGCTCATAAGTATGGTGTGAGTGTATACTAATAAAATAATTAAGTATGAAGGTGATAAAGATTAATGGCAAATACTAAAAATTACGATTTCGAAGTTCAAAAAGTATATCTGGAAATGATGCTGGCAGATGCAGAAACATTTGTTCGTTGTCAGGGTATTTTTGATCATACACTTTTTGATAGAAAGTTACAGGATGCCGCACAGTTTATAAATGAATACACAAAGCAATATAGTGTTATGCCAGACTATGAAACAGTAAATGCAAGTTGCAGAACTGACTTAACAAGACCATTGGATATAAAAGACGGTCACATGCAATGGCTAATGGATGACTTTGAAAGTTTTACAAGACACAAGGCACTTGAACGTGCAATTATTAATTCAGCAGAACTATTAGAAAAGAATGACTATGGACAGGTAGAAGCCATGGTTAAGGATGCTGTGCAGATTGGATTGGCACGTGATATGGGAACAGACTATTTTGAGGATCCACGTGCTAGATTAATGGGTTTGAAAGACAAGAACGGCCAAGTTAGCACTGGTTGGGAAAGCATGGATAGAAAACTATTTGGTGGGTTCAACAGAGGTGAACTAAACATTTTTGCAGGTGGTTCGGGTGCAGGTAAATCTTTGTTCTTGGCGAACTTGGGTGTTAACTGGGCACTACAAGGTTTGAACGTTGTTTATCTAACACTAGAACTTTCAGAGCAGTTGGTTAGTATGCGTATTGACAGTATGACCACTGGAATTACAACAAGAGATATTTTTAAGAATATCGATGATGTTGAAATGAAAGTTAAGATGATTGGCAAGAAGTCAGGTGCATTCCAAGTTAAGTATATGCCAAGTGGTAAGACTGCAAATGATATTAGGGCATATCTAAAAGAGTTTGAAATCAAGACAGGCAAGAAAATTGATGTATTGCTTGTGGATTATCTAGACTTGCTAATGCCAGTTGGAAAAAGAATTAGTGCAGAAAATTTGTTCGTTAAGGACAAGTATGTATCAGAAGAATTAAGAAACTTGGCAATGGAACTACAGTGTGTGTTTGTAACTGCGGCACAGTTAAACAGGGGTGCAGTTGAGGAAGTAGAATTTGATCATTCACACATTTCAGGCGGACTGTCTAAGATTCAAACTGCTGATAATGTTATAGGTATTTTTACAAGTCGTGCAATGCGTGAGCGTGGTAGATATCAATTGCAGTTAATGAAAACACGTTCGTCAAGTGGTGTTGGTCAAAAAGTAGATTTAGAATTTAATGTTGAAACTCTTAGAATTAGTGATCTTCCAGAAGATGAACAGGAAGCATCAAACGGAGCAAACAGAGGAAGCAGTAGTATTATAGATTCAATCAAGAGAAAATCTGAAGTTCAAAGCACCCAAGAAAATGATGATCCGACAAAAGGAGCATCAATAGGCAAAATTAAAGGTAAGGTAGAATCTACTAAACTTAGAGAGATTTTGAATAGCATGGGTGACAATGAAGAACTCTAAAGTTACACTAATGGAATTTGATAAGGCAAGTGGTCCCACCGAACACTATGATATTCCGTGGCCAAAGGTGCAAAAGGAATTAGGTGTTGATCATGTTGACTGGTTATACAAACAACCCGTTGACAAATGCCAAATGATACTAGAACTTTCTCCTAATGGATGCATGAAACTTGTAGCAGAGTTTTATGATAAAGAACTAAGTAAAACATATCATTTGATGTGGGCAAGGTAAAAGATGATACACGACTTATTTAAAACACTAGCATACCAATACGATATCAAGGATTGGGGAAATAAAAAATCTAAACTCAACAGTCTTATAAACGCTAACAAGTTTACAAGAAATCCATTGCAGAATTTTTCCAGCGATAGAAACGAAGATAAAGTTTCTTATGTAAATGAATTTTGTGAAATATTCAAGGATGAACTGGATCAGTTCAAGCAGGAACTAGGAGTTACTGGTTTTGATGTTACTGATGCATGGACAGTAAAATACGATAAGGGCGATTTCCACGTTCCGCATAATCACAGCGGAAACGGATTTAGTGGAATTGTATATTTGGATTTTGATCCAAGCGAACACACTACCACTTATTTTGTGAGCCCCATAAATGATCCAGTAACTGATCAGACCCAGATAATGGAATCGCCAGGTGCTGAAGGAATGATGTTAATTGTTCCTAGTTGCATAATGCATTATACAATACCTAATAAGTCTGATATTCAGCGATCAATAGTAAGTTTCGATATTAAGTTTTAGTGCAATAGTCAGATAAATACTGATATGCGCATTAAAGATTTATTATTCGAACAGGCAGATTTTGTAACAGTCAATCGTAGACTGAATCCTAAGTTGTGGGAAAAAGACGAATTAAAGCCTGAAATCAAAAAGCAATTAGTCAAGATTGCAGAAGTATTCCAAGAGTTCATAGGCATTGATCTTGATGTAATAGATTTTACTATTACGGGTTCAAATGCAAATTATACCTGGACAGAATACTCGGATCTTGATCTACACATAATTGTTAAGGGAATGCCGGACGAAAAGGAACGCGAGTTATTCAACGCAAAGAAAGCATTATGGTCAGAAGAACACAACATCACAGTAAAAGGCCTGCCTGTAGAGTGTTACGTGCAAGGCGAAGACGAACCTCATCATTCAACAGGGGTATACAGCATACTGGCGGATCAGTGGTTGGAAAAGCCAAAGAAGGTGAAACCAAAGATTGACGATGCGGCAGTAAAGGCAAAGAAAAACAGTCTACATCATGATATAGAAACTGCACTGCTCAGCAAGGACATAACAAAACTAAGAGCAGTGAAACAAAAGATTACACAGATGCGCAAGGCAGGATTGGAAAAAGCCGGAGAATGGTCCACAGAAAATCTTGTATTTAAGATCCTTAGAAACCTAGGAATGATAGACAAACTTGCACAGGAAATCAGAGATCTCGAAGACCAAGAACTAAGCCTGGAACAAGCAGATATTCTTTCCTAATCACAATAAACAAATCAAAAAAACAGCACAAATAAATATTCGTATTAATAGGACTTACGAATGATTTTAGTTGGAATTGCAGACAACGCACACGACTCTAATATTTCTGCTTGGATAAACGGAACGTTCAAGTATGCAAAGTATGAAAGAGAATCAGGTATAAAACATGGCCGTGCGCCTGCAATATGGTTTTGGAAAAAACTGGAACAGTGGGGAATAGAGGAAAAGGACATAGACGCATTTGCCTATGTTGAACCACACACATATTACGACAGCGAATTCGGATACATGGGGCATGATCCAGCACCCTTCTACGGAGAAATCTATCTTACAAAGTATAATGTTCCAAATGGTTGGAATGGTATTTGCAAGCATCTTCCGGACGATAGATATTTTCTCTTAGACCATCATTACGCACACTTCTTCTCTAACACAACCGTTACATCAGGTGACAAGGCAGTAATAGCAGATACTGGCGGATCAAACAATAACAAGACACTGATTGTAGGTAGTGACAGCAGTGAGTTTATAAGGCCCAATAGAGATATTGCATCCAGTGGAAAACTCCTATACAAACTAGGACAGAAGATGGGACTGCACGGTGACGAATCCGATGTAATAGGAAAGATAATGGGCCTACAGGCATTTGGAAAGGTTGACAAATACTTTGTTAGAGAATGGACAAGCAGAGGAAGAAGTGA